AGCGTACACCTTTACAACCCCGTTTGCACAATCTGGGCAGTCGTCATCCTCCGCCACGCTGGCAGGTCCGAGGGCCGATGTCATCGGCTCCCAGAATCCGCAGTCAGCGCAGCGGAGGACACGACCGTCCCTCATACCGCAGCTCGCTCCCGCAGGATCTGGTAGGCGCGCTGGCGGGTGATGCCGAGGGACTCGGCGGTCTTCGCGACGTTGTGGCTGTGCACCTTGACCAGCTCAACGAACACCGCATCGCGGCCCTCGTTGGAGGTCGAGGCTGTGTCCACAGAGCACAGCGGGAGCGTGCAGTAGATCCCGTCATGATGAGACTTCGCCATGCCGATGGTCCGCATGCACCCCCGGCACCTCACCGGCTCCAGCACAGTGGACTCAGGCATTGCTGGCCTCCACAGGCGGGAGATCCCGGTCTCGGAGATCGACCAGTCCATCGAGCACGTCCTGGAGCAGGTCGACCGAGAAGGTGTAGCCCCGGCCATACCCGTTGGCCGCCCCGAGACTGGGGACGAAATCACGCACGTCCACCAGCGCGGTGCCGTTGAGGGTGACGAGAGAGACATGGGTCTCCAGATCATCCGCACGCTTGGTCTTGCCGAAGACCTTGCGCTGGAGCTTCCCGGCCGGAGCCGGGGCCGCCTTCGCTGGTGCCTTTTTTACTGGAGCCGGGGTCGCCTTGGCGGCAGGCTTGGCAGGCGTCTTGGCCGGAGTGGTCTTGGCCGCCGCTGACGGCAGCACTTTGGCCACCGGCTTTGCAGCGGTCTTGGCCGGGGCCTTCTTGACCGCTGCCTTGGCCGGGGCCTTCTTGGCGGGGGTCGGCTTGGTCACCGTCTTCACCTCGGGGGTCGCGACGGGCTCAGCGGTCTCGGTGACCGGCGGTACGACGGTGAGGGTCGCCTTTGCAGGCGCTGCGGTTTTCGCGGGTGCGCTAGGCGTTGTCACCTTCGCACCTCCCTTTGGGGCCGGACGTGTAGGCATCTGCTTCTCCTGTGTTGATGGCGTTTCCAGCGTCGTCAACATCGAAGAGCGTCCCCTGATCGGGGTGAACCTCGTCAGGCGTGTTCGCACGTTCAACCGCCCTGCCTTCGCTGTCGATCTCGCTGGATGGGTCGTTGGGGTAACGCAATGGAGTTGTCATGTCGTACATACTCGGCGGAGTTGATCGGCATGTCAAGTTGATCGCGCCAATCGAGGTACAAGCGTGGACACCTTTACACACATGCTGTAGTGTCCACTGTGCATCCACCACTTCAGGAGGAACCATGAGGATCAGGTACATCGACAAGAAGTTTCAGCCCGCCACGGTCGAGGTGATCGAACAGGCCACGGCGATCTGCGAGGAGTACGCCACATCGGGCTTCTCCCTGACACTGCGTCAGCTCTACTACCAGTTCGTCGCTCGCGACCTCCTGCAGAACAACCAGAAGAGCTACGACAGGCTTGGCAGCATCATCTCGGACGCCCGGCTGGCCGGTCAGTTCGACTGGGACTTCATCGTGGACCGTACCCGTAACCTCGCAGACCTTTCGCACTGGGCATCACCCGCAGCCCTTGTCAAGAGCGCCGCCAAGCAGTACCGCACCGACATCTGGGCTCCGCAGAAGAAACGGGTCGAGGTGTGGATCGAGAAGGACGCGGCCATCGGGGTCATCGAGCGGGTCTGCCAGGACAACGACGTGCCCTACTTCTCCTGCCGTGGCTACACCAGCTCCAGCGAGATGTGGTCGGCGGCCACGCGCATCGGCGGCTACCTCCGCAACGGCGAGCAGACCACCATCCTCCACATCGGCGACCACGACCCCTCCGGGCTCGACATGACCCGTGACATCCAGGACCGGCTCCGCCTCTTCATCCACCAGGACTGGGCCGGGGAGTTCATGGGATCCGGCGCGCACACGCGGGGCGGCATCAAGCGGTCGATGCGTGACTCCATGAGGATCAACGGCTCCGCGATTGAGGACCACGAAGACCCTTGGTCTGTCAAACGGATCGCGCTCACCTACGGGCAGATTCAGCAGTACAGCCCGCCGCCGAACTACGCCAAGCAGAGCGACTCACGCTTCGAGCAGTACCAGGCTGACACCGGCCTGGACGAAAGCTGGGAGCTGGACGCCCTCGACCCCTTCGTCATGGAGCAGCTCATCCTGACAGAGATCGACGCTGTGCGCGTCGAGGAGAAGTATGACGAAGCCCTGCTGGCACAGGAGCTGGACCGGAGTGTGCTGACCGCTGTCTCCGCCAACTGGGACGCCATCAAGACGCAGTACAGCGACTCGCCTGCTACACTTGACAGTAACACCGACACCGACGCTGAGGATGACGAAGATGGCGAATAAGACCCTGGACAGGCTGAGCAAGCTCCTCGCGCAGGCGGAGAACGCCGGGACGCCCGAGGAGGCCGCGACCTTCATGGAGAAGGCGCAGGCGATGTCCACCACGACCGGTATCGAGCTGGCCGTGGCCCGTGCCCACCAGGCGTCGAAGGAGCGGGCGGTCCCCGAGAAGAACCGCAAGGTGCTCGTCAACCCCTGGCAGCGCAAGTACAACCGCAAGCTCTTCGCCGAGCTGGCGATGGCCCTGTGCGCCGTCAACGACGTGCAGTACCTCATCAGCGGCAACGAGTACTGCCTCTTCACCACCGGTTTCTCCACTGACATCGACATGGTGGAGGCGCTTTACACCCACCTGCAGATCCAGATGGTCTCCGAGGCCGACGCCGCGCTGGCCCGAGGCGACAACAAGGAGTTGGTCACGGCCCCCAAGCGCAAGCGGGTCGACATCACCCCCGCAGGAATCGAAGAGTGGGAGGCCAACCTCACCTGGGAGCGGGCCAACGCCTACTACGACGGTCGGCTGGAGGCTCCGACCTGGATGTACGAGGAGATCAAGGACGCCGAGGGCAACCTCATCATGGAGGAAAAGCTAATCACGCGAGTAGATGGACGAGTCTTCAGGGCCGAGTTCTACACCGGCTTCATCCGCCGCATGGAGTCCCGTCTCTGGGAAGCCAAGCGGGCCGCCGAGAAGGAAGCTATCGAGTCGCGAGGTGACACGCCCGAGGCTTCCGAGGTCGGGATGGTGCTGGCCGACAAGAAGGAGAAGGTCACCGAGGCGTTCGAGGAGTACCGCGCCACGGTGGCACACGTCGGCAGCTACAAGGGCTCCTGGGAGAGCGACCGCAAGACCGACTACAGCGCCCGCGCTCACGGCGAGAACGCAGCCACCCGCGTCCCCGTCGGCACCGAGCAGAGGGCGATCTGATGCCACTCGACCTGCAGCTCTACCTCGTTCTGGTCGTAGTGACTGTCCTCGGCCTAATCCTCGTTTTCAGGCGTGAGCGCCGAGAGGACGGCACGCTGGTGATGGACCTCCAGCGCATGCGCGCACAAGCAGCAGTGGACCGATTGAACGCACAGCTTGACGACCCGCTCTATGACTGGCAGCGACACGGCCTGTAGAGTCTGTCCCTGGCTGGTGTCGCGCCGCTGCCAAGGAGAGCCCCCTGTCCGCCTTCGGGTCGGGTAGGGGGCTCTCGCCTATCCTGACCCCATGACATCGGCCACCCTGGAACGGGGCTACGACCTCGACTCCATGCCTGACCACATCGGGGCGGAGGACCCTGAGCCAGAGCAGCTCGACCCGGCCAGCGCCAAGTTCGTGCACGACCTGGTCATCCGCATGCTGATGTTCATGGACGCCCTGGTAGGGCACCCGCTCTACCCCTACCAGCGCCGCCTGGCCTACCGCATCCTGGAGTCGCTGATCTGGCAGAACTCGGACGGCACGGTCGGCGACGGCGAGACCATCACCGCCCTCATGGCCCGGCAGGCCGGGAAGACCGAGACCGTGGCCGACTGCGTCGCCACCGCGATGATCCTGCTGCCGGTGCTTGCCAAGCGGTTCCCGGCCCGGCTGGGTAAGTACAAGGAGGGCCTCTGGGTGGGCTGCTTCGCCCCCGTGGCCGACCAGTCCGAGACCCTCTTCGGGCGCATCGTCAGCCGTCTCACCAGCGAGCGGGCTCAGGAGATCCTGTCCGAGTCCGACCTGGGTGACAAGGCAAGCGCGGGTGGCAAGATACTCACGCTCTCCAAGAGCGGGTCGTTCATCCGCATGCAGACCGCGCACCGCCGGGCCAATATCGAGTCCAAGACCTACCACCTCATCGTCATTGACGAGGCCCAGAACTGTGACAGCTTCGTGGTCAGCAAGAGCATCTACCCCATGGGCGCGGCGACCAACGCCAGCTTCATCAAGACCGGCACGCCAACAACCCAGCGCGGTGACTTCTACGACAACATCCGCCTGAACCTGCGCCTAGAGACGAAGCGCGGAGCGAAGCAGAACCACTACCAGGCCAACTGGCGCGAGGTCTGCAAGTACAACAAGAACTACGCCCGCTACATCGACAAGGAGAAGCGCCGCATCGGCGAAGACTCCGACGAGTTCCAGATGGCTTACAACCTGAAGTGGCTCCTCGAACGAGGCATGCTCACCACCCAGGCGACGCTGGACGAGCTGGGCGACAAGTCCATGAAGACCTACCCGGACTGGACCAAGACCCCGGTCCTGATCGGCATCGACCCCGCCCGCCGTCAGGACAGCACAGTGGTCACGGCGGTCTGGGTCAACTGGGACCGCAGCGACGCTGACGGCTACTTCGAGCACCGCGTCATCAACTGGTTGGAGATGCACGGCGAGCAGTGGGAAGAGCAGTTCGGGCGCATTGTGGAGTTCTGTTCCCACTACAACGTGCTGCGCGTCTGTGTTGACAAGCAGGGCATGGGTGACCTGGTCGAGGACCGGTTGACCCGGCTGCTCCCCAACGTCGAGGTCATCGGCTACGACTCGACGCTGCCCGAGCAGAGCCGTCGATGGAAGCACCTCATCACGCTGATTGACAAGCGACTCATCTCCTGGCCTGCACACGCCGAGACACGCCGGACCCGTAACTGGAAGCGATTTCGTCAACAGATGGAAGAAGCGGAAAAGCACTACAAGGGGCCGAACATCCTGGTCGAAGCCCCGAATGAGACCGATGCTCACGACGACTACGTCGACTCCCTCGCGCTGGCCGTCTACGGCTCCAAGGACGCCACGATGCCTACGGTCGAGGTCTCGGAAAACGTCTTCTACAGCGGCTCGCGGAGGTACTGATGCCCGGCACCGAGTACCAGGACGACAAGGACAGTGGCATTCGTATGGCCCACGTCGGGGCCGACCACTACCGCGTGAGCTACGGCGACAGCGACGACGGGAGCCAGCACCTCAACTCCGAAGGCGCGAGCCACATGAAGCCCACGATGGTGGAGCGTACCCCGGTGCGTGCGCCTGTCGTGGACCTTGCCGTGCACCCAGGCCAGGGCACGCTCGATCTCGGTCAGCTCAAGCACGCGCCCGGTGACCTCGCTCGCGCCGGGCACCATCTCGGCATCCTGCAGGACCGGCCTGACCCACGTCGTCAAGCACTTCAGGCGAGTCGTTGGACCAGCCCTATGGAAGGCCAGGGCGTAATCCCGATGCACCACATCGAATCGCCGGACGGCACGCCCTACACCAGCGAAATTGACGCACACGGCAACAACCGCGACATCGTGACGCACCCCGGCTTCAAGCTGGGTCCGCAGATGTCGCACGGGAACGCCTACCTGTGGAAGCGGTACGGCACCGACAAGAACATGGACGCCACGACGCCTGTCACGACCACGCAGAGCCCCGACAACACGGGAGACACCAGCTACATCAAGGGGGAGCTGCGCGGGACCGCGATGCGGGTCGGCCTGGTCAAGGGGGAGGCGCACGCCTTCGACGGACACCACCGCACGCAGCAGCTCCGGGGTCGCGGAGAAGCGACCATCCCGATCCGACACCTCGACATGGATGCCCTGACGAAGAAGCACGGCTCCTGGCAAGGGGCGCTGGTGGCCCACGGCTTCAGCTACGACGGGCAGACTGCGACCCGCACACCGGGCCTGGAGCATGAGCTGACTTCCGAGCAGGTGAACTCTCCAGCCCCGCGTGGCACCTACGCCGCAATGCCGGGGGGCGAAGAGCCAGTCCGCCAGGGCAAACCCCGCATCTTGGCAGGGGCGCAGTTTGGGGCCGCCCAACCGGCGTTTCGGCGCAGCTAGTCCAGCTAATCTTCGCGTGACCACCTAGGAGGAGACACCATGGCCGGAATCGCACCTGTCCCGACGTTCCCAGAGCGCGGCGACTACACCTACGAGCGCACCGAGTCCCCGGCTTCTCCGGGTCTGCGCGGCCCGCTCCGCTTCGAGGAAGGCATCGCCACTGACACCTCGGTGCCCGGTGACTTCATGGAGGGCATGGCCGACGGCTACAACAGCGCGCCGGGCCGCCCCAACCACAACATGAATGTCTACGAGAAGCCCGCCGCCCAGACGGTGCAGGAGCGGGCGCACCTCGGCTCTGCGGCCTGGACCGAGAGCCCCACCTTCCTCGGCGAGTTCTCCAACGGAGCCGGTGAGGGCAACCAGATCGAGTACGTCGACCTCGTCCGCAGCGGCACGATCCAGCGCCGCATCAACCCCGCCCTGGTCAACGACTAGGTCTCAACGCCACCCACACCCGACACCCCACCCCAGAAGGAGAACAGCATGCCCACCCAGACCCTCACGGTCGAGGTGCCGGGCGCAGTCACGTCCGGCGCAGTCGCAGAGAAGATCGACATCCCCCAGAACGGCTCCATCGACAAGGTGATCCTGACGGCGGGGACGGCAGGCTCTGCCATCTCCACCGTCGATGTCCTTGTCAACGGCGTCTCCCTCTACGCGCAGCCGGTCGGCACGCTGCAGGGCGTCGACTCCACCGGCCAGAACACGGCCACGCCGGGCATCACCGCTACCGACGCCCGCATCGTGGTCAAGGTCGACGGCACGGTCGAGGAGGGTGTCCTCCGAGGTGCTGTCCTCATCATCGACTCCGAGCAGCTCCTCGTCGTTGGCAACGAGGCGGGCAGCAACGAGCAGTCCGGCGGGACCGGCACCATCCAGGGCGGCCCCATCGACACCACCGGCATCACGCTCGACCTCAGCGTCCAGCGCGGCTACAACGGCACCACGGCGGCGGCGCACACCCACGGGGCCGTCGTCACCTCCGAGAAGGCGTTCCTGCCCGCCTCGGCCACCAACAGCGGCTCGATCCCCGGCATCGGCGCGACGGCCACCGTCAATGCCGGTGACGTGGTCACCTTCGCTGTCACCCCCGGTGCGGGCCTGGCCGACCTCACCATCGAGCTGGAACTCACCGTCAACTAGTCCAGCCAGAACATACTTGGCCCGCGCCCCCTGAGGTCCACAACCACGGGGGCGCGGGCCGAGAACATCGGAGCACTTGACAGGAGATCAGGCAGTGACCGTCGACTTTGCCAGCCCCAGCTTCCGGGCGGCGTCGTCAGACCTGACGGTGTCAATCAGTCCGCTCGGACTGGTGGAATTGGCGGACGAAGAGTTCGAGGTTCACGGTCCAAGATTGAATCGCTATGCTCAAAATTGGGCCTTTTACCTTGGTCACCACTGGGCCTATCGTCGTGAGCTAGGCGAGCCCCAGGTGACCATCAACTACACCAAGGCGTTCTCCGACTACATCACCAACTTCACCATCGGGCGCGGCGTCCAGTTCCGCAGCCCCAAGCAGACCGAAGGAATCGTTCCCGCTCTGCTGCAGCGCGTGTGGGAGGTCGACAACAAGAAGGAGTCGACCCTCTGGGAGATGCTGAACCAGGGAGGTGTCTCGGGTGACTGCTTCACGAAAGTGGCCTACGAAGAGCCTTGGATGTCTGGTGTGGATACGGACACAGGCGAACCCATTCCTGGTGTCCTGCAGCGATTTCACCCAGGTCGTGTGCGCATCCTGCCCCTTAACTCGGCGCATTGCTTTCCTGAGTGGCATCCACACGACCGGTCACGGTTTCTCCGGTTCAAGCTGAAGTACAAGTTCTGGGGCACCTCGATGGAGGGCACCCGGCAGGTCTTCACCTACACCGAACTCATCACCGACACGGTGATCGAGGAGTACGTCAACGACGAGCTGATCGACCAGCGCCCCAACCCTCTCGGCATGGTGCCTGTCGTCCACGTCCCCAACGTGTTGGTAAGCGGGTCGCCCTGGGGGCTTTCCGACATTGCCGACATCATCCCGCTCAACCGGATGTACAACGAGATCGCGACCGACATCGCGGACATCATCAACTACCACGCCGCGCCCATCACGGTCATCACGGGCGCGAAGGCGGGCAACCTGGAGAAGGGTCCCAAGAAGGTCTGGGGCGGCCTGCCCAAGGAGGCCCAGGTCTTCAACCTGGAGGGTGGCGGCTCCGGGCTCGAAGGGGCCATGGCCTTCATCGACCGCCTCAAGGTCGCGATGCATGAGCTGACCGGTGTTCATGAGACTGCGCTCGGGCAGGCGCAGCCCATCTCCAACACCTCTGGCGTCGCGCTCGCGATTACCTTTCAGCCGCTGATGCAGCGGTACAACCAGAAGAAGATCCAGTACACCGTCGGGCT